ACAACATACCAACTTTATTGTAGTGTTGAGCCTAGTGGTGGTTCTGCTTGTATAAACAGAGATGGAGATGGTCGTGACATTGAAGAGTTTCCAAGAACCATGTCGACCTTTACAGTAATGGAGGTGTCAGCATGACTACTCTTGTGTATAATCTAATTAAAAACTGATTATGGATCACGAAGCGATTTACAAAGCATACGCTGGAACGGTAGTTTCTATTGATGATTCGGCTGGTGCTTTTGATGCAAGCGGTAATAAAGTAAGTCTCGACCAGAGCAAGATTGACAGTGCAAGAGCCACAATAGATGCTGAAGCTGCAGCAACTCTATATCAACGTCAAAGAACAGGCGAAGCAGGTACAACAGACACCATTTATGCTTCTATCGGCGATCAATTAGACATGCAATACAAAGATTCTATTAATGGTACAACTACATGGAAAGATCATGTAGCCGCTGTAAAAGCTAAATATCCCAAGCCATGAGTACATTAAAAGTTAATACTCTTCAAGACACCTCAGGCAATAATTTGCCAAGGATCGGTCAAGTAGTGCAAACAATAAAAACAGATACAACTTCTACATCTTCGACCACAATGACAGATTGTAGCGGTATGTCTGTAACTATTACACCGACTTCCACAACAAGTAAAATTTTAGTGACAGTTATCGCTAACGTAGGTGCTGGTTCGGGTTATAGAGCTATGTTGCAACTCTTGAGAGGTTCAACTGCTATTGGTATTGGTACAAGTGTTAGTAATCGTCAGGCTTGTGGTATGTCATCTAGAGACCAAGATAACGGTGTTACTCATAATAATGTTCAAAGAATATTAGATTCACCCTCTACAACAAGTGCAACTACTTACAAATTACAATGGCGAAATGAGTACAGTTCTACTATGTACTTAAATAGGTCTGTTTGGGATACCGATAACAGTACATATCAAAGAACAGCATCAATTATTATGGCAGAGGAGTTATTACAATGAGTCAACTTAAAGTTAATTCAATCGTTCCTGTCGGTGGCCTTACAAGTGGTGCTAATGGTGGAATTATTCAATGCGTTCAAACAGTTATATCTGCTGCCCAATCATATACACCTACTGGTCCACATGTATATAATGATATGCCTAATTTTAATTGCACAATTACGCCTTCAAGTAATAGCAGCAAAATTATGATAGTTGTAGGGATAGGTGCATTACATCAAGAATCTGGAACTATTGCAGCAAAAGTACAAAGGGGTAGTACAGATATTGGCGTAGGTGACGCAGATGGAAATAGACCAAGAGCAGGTTTCAGAATGTATGGAAGTAATATTTATAACACAAACCATTGTGGCAGCTATCATTTTACTTTTTTAGACAGTCCAGCTACAACAAGTGCGACAACTTATAAATTGGTTACTATGGGCGAAAATGGTTCTAGTTATCCAGTTTATCTGAATAGAGCTGTTGCACATGGTGATTTTGCTTATTCATATAGAGCTACAACTATAAGCACAATGACTCTTTATGAAGTAACTACATAATGGCAATAAATCCAGCCACAAAAGATTTTACTGTTCAACGTAGGGCTGATTTCCCTTTGACATTAACTTTTAAAGATGGAAATGGTAGTGCAATTAATCTGACTGGCTATACTGTCGCTGCTGAAGTATATGACGAATCAAGATCAACTTCTTATGGGTCTTTTGCTGTGACTTACACAAATAGAACCAGTGGAATTATTGATATAAAGCTTACTGATACACAGACTGCGGCATTTACGCCAAACGAATTGAAATATGATGTTTTATTAACAGAACCAAGCGGTGACAAATATTATTATTTAGAGGGTACACTATACATAAGTGAAGGTTACACAACATGAGCAGTCCTAATTCTGTCACAGTAAGTCAGGTTTCTGATGTTACTACAGTTGAAATTACTACCGCGGGTCCACAAGGTCCAAGTGGTAGCATAAGCGGCTTGACTTTTGATATTACAGGCAAAGTTGATAACTCAGTGCTGTATTATCACGCTGCAAGTGATACATTTAAAGCAGATAACACAACAACAAAGCTTACACTTGTTAATGGAGGAAATTTTTAAGTCATGTCAAATACTATAAGAATTAAAAAAAGAGCAGCCTCTGGAAGTGCTGGCGCACCCTCTAGTCTATCTCCATCAGAAATAGCGTTCAACGAAAACGACCTAAAATTATATTATGGCTTTGGTGATGACGGCTCTACTCCACCAAATGCAAGTTCAATAATTACAATCGGTGGGTCAGGGGCATTTTTCAATAAAACAGATACTAGAACTGCCAATACAATTTTGGCTGGACCCACAACTGGAAGTGCTGCTGCACCTACATTTAGGTCACTTGTAGTAGCAGACGTTCCAACGCTTACAGCATCTAAGGTGTCTGATTTCGATACACAAGTGAGAACAAATAGACTTGACCAATTAGCTAGTGCAACTAGTACTGTTTCTGGGGTTACACCCACAGCTGACGCTCATTTTGCAACGAAAGGATATGTAGATTCTGTTTCAGAAGGATTAGATGTAAAACAAAGCTGTCAAGTAGCTACGACTGCAAATATTACTATCGCAACTGCTTTAAATAGTGGAGATTCAATAGATGGAGTGACTCTAGCAAATGGAGATAGAGTGCTTGTTAAAGACCAAAGTGTTGCAACCCAAAATGGTATTTATGTAGTCGGGGATACACCAGTAAGGGCTGATGATTTAGCAACTGGTGCAGATGCTGCAGGTGCTTTTGCTTTTGTTGAGTCAGGATCTACAAATGCTGATATTGGGTTTGTTTGTACCTCTAACAAAGGGTCTGCTGTCGTAGGAACAAACAATCTATCATTCAGTACATTTTCCTCTAGTGGTAATGTGACGGCTGGAAATGGCCTCGACAAATCAGGAAATGAATTAAGTGTTGATCTTAAATCAAATGGTGGTTTAGTTATTGAATCAACTGAGTTAGCTGTTGATCTAGCTGCCAGTTCTATCACAGGAACTCTTGCAATCGGAGACGGAGGAACAGGGGCAACTTCAGCCTCTGCTGCACGCACGGCATTAGGTCTAGCCATCGGAACAAACGTACAAGCATATGACGCTGATTTAGATGCTCTATCTGGTTGTCAATCTGGGGCTGCTGCTGCATTAGCTGCTTTGACTTCTACAGAAGTTGGAATATTAGATGGTGCAACGGTAACGACTTCTGAACTAAATCTAATGGACGGTGGTACGTCAGCGACTTCTACAACTTTAGCTGCTGCAGATAGATTTGTTTGTAATGACGCTGGGACAATGAAACAGGTTGCATTAAGTGACTTGGTCACATTTCTTGAGGACGAAAGTGCTAGTAGTTTTAATATAGATGGGGGGACATATTAGAATCTAATTATCAGGAGGTCGAAAAATGGCAAACACAATTAAGCTAAAAAGAGCAAGCGGCAGTGATCCATCAGCCTCTGATCTTTCAGTCGGTGAGTTAGCGATAAGAACCAGTAATTGTAAATTATTTAGTAAAAATGATGGTGGCTCTGCTATCGGTATTGTCGCTGGTTCTGCTGATACATTGACTACTGCTAGAACTATCGCAGGGGTAAGCTTCGATGGTTCCGCAAATATATCACTTAACAATAATGCTATTACTAATGGGGCAGGTTATTTAGCAAATATTGTAAGCGATACGTCACCGCAGCTAGGAGGTGATTTAGATGTTCAATCAAGCAAGATAACCACAGCAACCAGTAATGGAAATGTAAAAATTGAACCTAATGGAACAGGTGTTGTTGAAGTTAGAGGTGCTGGTGGTAATGATGGTAAGTTACAACTAAATTGTTCTGCACAAAGTCATGGAATAAAATTAGCCTCACCAGCCCATAGTGCAGGGCAGTCATATACATTAATTTTTCCAGATAACCAAATTGCTGCTGATAAATATTTAAAAATAAAAAGTATTTCTGGATCAGGTGCAACTGCGATAGGTCAAGCTGAATATGCCTCACTTGATGCAAATGATCTAGGAGAAGGAACTATACCTGATGCAAGATTTCCGTCAACTTTACCAGCACTTAACGGATCAGCACTTACAAATTTGAATGGAAGCAATATAGCCTCTGGTACAATTGCTGCTGCAAGGGTTGCAACCTTAAACCAAGACACAACAGGCAATGCAGCTACGGCTACAGCATTAGAAACAGCACGTACTATTGCTGGGGTATCTTTTGACGGCACACAAAATATTACACTAAATAACAATGCAATAACAAACGGAGCAGGCTATATAACTGCAACCTTAACCAATGAACAAGTACAAGATATTGTTGGTGGTATGGTTACTGGTAATACAGAGACAGGGATAACCGTTACATACCAAGATGGCGATGGTACTTTAGATTTTGTTGTTGGCACGTTAAATCAAGATACAACAGGTAATGCTGCAACTGCCACAGCCCTTGAAACTGCGAGAACTATAGCTGGTGTATCGTTTGATGGTACTGCCAATATTTCTTTAAATAATAATGCAATTACTAATGGTGCTGGATATATTACTGGTTCTTCTTTAAATGCAAGTAATTTATCCTCTGGCACAATACCAGATGCACGTTTTCCTTCAACATTGCCTGCAGTTGATGGGTCTAATTTAACTGGTATTTCAGCGGGCGCGACTGGTGGCGGCAGTGATGAAATTTTCTACGAGAATGGTCAAACTGTAACCACAAACTATACTATAACTAATGGTAAAAATGCCATGTCTGCTGGTCCAATAACCATTAACAGCGGAGTCACTGTTACTGTTGGAGCAGGTGAAACACTTACTATTGTCTAATGAAAGAAATTACGCAAAAACAAATTATTGAATGGCAAGCAGAACTTGATGTTCAAAAACAAAAAAAATTACAAGCAGAAAAAGTTTTAGATGAAACAAATAGAACTATTTTGATGATTGAGGGTGGTATTCAGTTTGCTCAGATTGCATTGAAGAAAAGCGAGTTAGCAGACCAGCCATCAGGTACAGTGGAGCTAGGGCAAGAATTAAAGCCAAAGTCGTCAAAGTCAAAGGCATAGCCAACTTAATTAGGATTTCTTTTAACATTGATGGAGGAAATAATATATCCAAATTTACCAGATACTGATTTTATATTAAACCCACCTACAACAATATTTTATCCACCTGTAGCGGAAGTTCCATATCTTGATCCATTATTGCTTCCGAGTCTGGAACAGGTAGAGTC